CACTGGGGTGTCTCGCGGAATTCAGTAGCAACGGATCAATCCATTTCATCTGTATGGATTGGCGACACCTGCGCGAGCTATTGGACGCGGCGGAAAAACCCTATGGCGAACCTAAAAATCTCTGCGTTTGGGCCAAGACAAATGCCGGCATGGGTAGTCTCTACCGATCGCAGCATGAACTTATCTTTGTTTTTAAGAACGGTACCGCACCGCACATCAACAATGTCGAGCTTGGGCGCTTTGGTCGCAATCGCAGCAATGTCTGGAATTACGCCGGGGTCAATACGTTCGGCAGTGATCGCGACACAGAACTTGCGATGCATCCCACTGTGAAGCCGGTGGCGATGGTTGCCGATGCAATCCTCGATTGCTCGAAGCGCAATGGAATCATCCTCGACGCCTTTGCTGGCAGCGGCACGACCCTCATCGCAGCCGAAAAGACTGGGCGGCGCGGCTACGGCATCGAAATCGATCCGCACTATGTCGATACCATTATCCGCAGGTTTGACGAGGTCTATGGCCTTAAGGCGGTCCATGCCCATAGCAAACTCGACTTTGATGATATGCGAACGCGACGCGCCAAGGAGGAACTAAATGACTAACAAGCCGGACAACTCAACTGACAGCGAAGCCAAAGTGGGTCGCGGGAGTCCTCCCAAACATACGCAGTTCAAGAAGGGGACGAGCGGTAATCTGCAGGGTCGGCCGAGGGGTTCAAAAAACCTCAGTACATTGATCATGGAGGCGGCTCACGCCGAAGTCACCGCGACAATTGATGGGAAGTCTCGAAGGATTTCGAAGCTGCAGGCGACCGCGATGCAGCTTGCGACCAAGGCCTCAAAGGGTGATCAGTCGTCAATAAATAAATTCCTCGACTGGGTGGACGAAATCGAAACTCGGGCCGCGGCCGCCCGACCGAGCCAGTTTCCGCTCGAAGAGCGCGATGTCGAAGTGCTGCGGGCGGCCTATGAGCGAATGAAACAGCGCGATCCAGACAAGGTTACAGAATAGATGCCAGCCTCCCCCGCCAACATGTACGCGGATCTGCTGCGGCACGATCTATGCGCCTTCATCCATCGATCGTTTCTGGAGCTAAACCCTCAGAACCCATTTCATCCTGGCTGGTACATCGAAGTCATTGCGGCAAAGTTGGATGAGATCAGACGTGGCCACTGCAAGCGTCTCATCGTCAACGTGCCGCCCCGTCACCTCAAATCGCATGCGATATCGATCGCCTTTCCGGCATGGGTCCTCGGTCATGAGCCCAGCAAGAAGATCTTGTCCGTAACCTACGGCCAGGATCTGTCGGACAATCTTGCCCGCGAGTCGCGCAAACTTATGATGGGCGACTTCTACCAAGGGCTATTCGATACCGGATTGTCCAGAGGCCGTGAGGCCGTAGCCGACTATGAAACTACTGCCGGGGGATATCGACTTTCGACGTCCGTGTGCGGCGCGCTAACGGGTCGCGGAGCGGACATTATCATAGTCGACGATCCCCTGAAGGCCGATGACGCACTGTCGGAATCACTTCGCCGGTCGGTGAATGAGTGGTGCGACAATACTCTGCGCAGTCGCCTGAATAGTCTCGAGACGGGGGCGATCATTATCGTCATGCAGCGCTTACATGCTGACGATCTTGTGGCTCACGTCCAAGAACATGAGTCCTGGGACGTTATATCGTTCCCTGCCATTGCAGAGCGAGACGAGACCTACACCATTTCAACGCCATATGGTCGCAAGCACATACAACGAAAGGAACGAGACATTTTGCATCCCGCGTTGCTGTCGCCGTCCTCATTGGAAGCGCAACGCCGGGCGATGACGGATTACAATTTCACCGCGCAGTACCAGCAAAACCCACAACCGCCCTCCGGCATCATCGTCAAACGGGAATGGCTCAAGTTTTACCGTCCCAACGAAAAGCCGGAGCGTTTCGATCAAATACTCCAAAGCTGGGACACTGCAAACAAGGATACCGAACTCGCCAATTTCAGCGTTTGCACGACTTGGGGCATCAAGGATCAGTACGCATTCCTCCTCGATGTCTATCGGCACAAGCTCGATTTTCCCGAGCTCAAGCGGGCTGTGAAAGAGCTAGCAAAGCTTCATCAAGCGACTGTCGTTCTCATTGAAGACAAAGCCTCCGGCACATCCTTGATCCAGGAGCTGCGCGGCGAGAGTTTTTGGCTCGCGCAAGCCGCACCCGATCTTCAAGGTGACAAGATCATGCGCTTACGGTCGCAGACGACGAGGATTGAAGCTGGGTTTGCGCGTTTTCCAAAGGAGGCACACTGGCTCGATAGCTATCTGCTCGAACTCGTCAGTTTTCCAAATGCGAAGAACGACGATCAGGTCGACTCCACGGTTTTCGCGCTCGCATGGATTACTGCCAATCCGGAGCCAGCAGCAATCAGATTTGTTAAAGCAGAGGCGGCGCGCATCGGAAAGGCTGCAGCGCCTCAAAACGGCCGAAAACGCGTCTGGGTAAAGCCGGGCACCACACACTGGCAAATCAGCACCGGGGAGTACGTTCTCATCCCGGAAGATCGAATAATTGAAGTGCCTGACATAGACGCCGGACTGATAATTCACCACGGCGGCAGACGAGTGGACTGATCGCGCGATCCAGTTCGCTGCCGGCGATGCCGGCGATTGGATATTCGCGTCTGGGTTTTACGTTCCTCCGCCATAACCGTTCCTGACAACATTCTGCGATCAAGTGTCGCTGAATTGGTTGTAAGCGTCTGCAGAAAGGACTGGCATTCCGCGGCGATTGGAGCGCTACTGTCGTCAGACTTGGGCGCCAAGGGCGCTCCGAGATCCTGCCTCGCCGGCTTGTTCGCCGATGCGGGGCTTCGGTGGTGCGGCGTCACGCCGTCATGAGCCGAATGGAGGATCTCAATGTCAAAATCTGCCAAGAAGCCATCACTTACAAAGTCATCACCGACAAAATCGCCGTCGTCAGTGAGGGCAGCAAAGCCCTTCCCACACTCTGCTGAGGAGCCCAAGTCTCACAAGGCTGATGCCCGCTCGAAGCAAGCGCGCATCATTGCGATGCTGCAATTGCCGACAGGCACGACGATCGCCGCCATCATGAAAGCGACCGGATGGCAGCAGCACTCGGTGCGCGGCTTTCTTGCCGGCGTAGTGCGCAAGCGTCTGAAGCTGAAGCTCGCCTCGAACAAGGTGAACGGTAATCGGATCTACCGGATCGCGAGCGAGGAAAGCGGCAAGGTCAGCAAGGTCGCCTGATCTAGATGCCACGGGTCAGGATCGGTCCGGCACTGCCTGACCGAGAGGCCCTTGATGTCGAGATTGCGCGCCTGCGCGATCTCGACATCGCCGCGCTGCGCAGCCGTTGGCATGCCGCGTTCGGGCGGCGACCGCCGCCTCATCTAACCCGTCATCTGCTGTTTCGGATCCTGGCTTACCGGCTGCAGGCCGACCGATTGGGTGACCTCGATAAGGCGAGCCGGCGTCTGCTCGATGGTTCGGGCTCGCCCGAGAAGGCTGGCCAGAACGCCGCAAACTTAGTCCGGCCTATCGCGGATGTCCGGCCCGGCACCCGCTTGGGCCGCGAATGGAACGGGCGCCTGCAACGGGTCACAGTGCTCGCCGAAGGCTTTGCTTGGAACGGCAAGATTTATCCCAGTCTCTCTCAGGTCGCCTTTGCGATTACCGGCACCCGTTGGAATGGACCGCGGTTCTTTGGCCTGCGCGACAAGCCATCGAAGGGATCCGTAGCATGACGCCCAAGTCGACGGTTCGCTGCGCGATCTATACCCGTGTCTCGACTGACCAAGGGCTGGAGCAGGACTTTAATTCCCTCGATGCCCAATACGATGCTTCGCAAGCCTATATCCGCAGCCAAGCCCATGCCGGATGGACTCTGCTGCGCGCCAAATATGACGACGGCGGCTTCTCAGGCGGCAACACCGACCGGCCAGCCCTAAAGCGACTGCTGGACGACGTGCGGACCGGCAAGATCGATGTCATTGTCGTCTACAAGGTCGACCGGCTGACCCGCTCGCTGGCGGATTTTGCTAAACTGGTCGAACTGTTCGACCAATATAATGTGTCGTTCGTCTCGGTCACCCAGCAGTTCAACACCACGACTTCGATGGGTCGGCTGACCCTCAATGTCTTATTGTCATTTGCCCAATTCGAGCGCGAGGTCACCGCCGAGCGCATCCGCGACAAGATCTCGGCGTCCAAGCGCAAGGGGCTCTGGGTCGGAGGCATGGCCCCGCTCGGCTATGACACCAAGGGTCGAAAGATCACGGTCAATGACGCTGAGGCTAAGCGGGTCCGGGCAATCTACCGCAGCTATCTCCAATTCGGCAGCCTCAACTTGTTGATGGCTGAGCTGCGCCGGCGGGGCATCGTCACCAAGGTCCGCACGCTCAAGAACGGCGACACCGTCGGCGGCATACCGTTCACACGGGGCTCGCTCGCCCATCTACTGCGCAATCGCTTCTATATCGGCGAAGTCGCTTTCAAGGGCGATGTCCTCAAGGGTGAGCAGCCTGCCATTGTCGACAAGGACCAGTTTGAGGCCGTCCAGGCCAAGCTGAATGACCAGGTCAACAACCATAAGGCCAAATGGACCAAATCCGAGGGTCTGCTGATCGGCCGCCTCTTCGACGACCGCGGCAACCGCATGAGCCCGAGCCATGCCCGCAAGGGGAGCGTCAAATACCGATACTATCTGTCTTCTGCTCTGCTCCATGGTACGGCCGAGCGCGCCGGGTCACTGCGCCGGGTACCAGCACCCGACATCGAGGCACTGGTCGTCAAATCGATTCGGGATCATCTCAAACCCGCGCAGCCCATTGACGACCGGAGTCTCGTCCATACTCACGTCGCACGCGTCGAGGTCCAGCCGGGTCAGTTGGTCATCCAGCTTGCCGAGCCACCGAGCACTCTTCAGGTCCCGTGGCAAAAGACGCCGGCAAGACGGCGCCGCGAGATCCTCCTCCCCGAGGGGATTCGGCCGGAACACGTTCGTCCGATACGTTCGGAAACGCGCGCGAGATTGGTCGCGTCGATTGCCCGTGGCCGTCGTTGGCTAGATGAACTCATCGCTGATCCAACAGCCAGTGCGGACAGCATCGCGACGCGAGAAAACTGCAGCGCGCGAAAGATCAACATGACAATCTCGCTTGCTTTCCTTGCGCCCGATCTGGTCAAAGCGGCCATCGATGGCCGGCTCCCCTACGGCATGGGCGTTGCTCGCCTCACCGATCTGCCGGCGGAATGGTCCCGGCAGCACCAGATGCTCGGCCTTCCTAGGCAATAATCGCATCGCACACCCGAACAGAGGCTCTGTCGGTAGCAGTGACGAACGCGCCGAAACTATTTCATTGAAATTCAATCGGCTATTTGCCGAGACAGGGTGCTCGTACACACAACCGCCACCTTGGGCACTTCGCCAGCCAGGAAATCGCCACAAGCGGGTCCGGTACTCAACGCTCAGAGCTAGCGACTGATAATCGTTTGGTTGGAAGTTCGAGTCCTCCCAGCCCCACCACGCTTTCGCGATCGAAAGGAGATTTCCCGAACTGACCGTGAATGACCGCGACGTGGCGGGATTGCGCGAAAGCGGTCGGTCTCCGCGATCGATTAGCCGAGCCGGTGGGCGGTTTTGCCCCCACTTGTCTCTGTCGGCGAAAAGCCGTTTCCCGGCAATAAAGACTGGGTTTAGATCGCGGCTTTGATGGCCGCCCGCATTGCTCACCCATTGACCTGA